ACGTATGTATTAGTTGCCATATTATTTCACCCCGTAAAGTGCAAAGGAACTGTTTGTAGAAAAAGTTGTTGTTGCTGCAGTAAGCACCAAACTTGTAATTGCACCCGTGTTGTACCAAGCACCTGACCAGAAATCCATATTTCCATTTCCGTTGTTATCGAATCCTGCAAGGGAACGAATAGTTTTGTTTTTGTTTGTATTTGCATAATCTAAAACATCAATAATTGCTACAGAAGTGTTGAAACCGATATTAAATTGAACATAAGCTGCAGATTGTGAAGTATATGAAAATGCTTGAGCAGCAGTTCCGCCTCCTCGAAGTAAATGAGATGAATAATTTGCGCCAGAATCACCGTTAAATTTTAATGTTGTATCTGCTGGTGCTGCTGCCGTCAAAGAATATCTAATTTGCAAATGCTTGTATCCACTAGGAATACCCGCAAAAGTAATTGTTGATGTGGCTGCAGATAGCGTTACAGTAGCCAACGAATCATAGGCGCCAAACGGTCCATCATAGAGATGCCCACTTATCTGTGAAGCAAATATACCAGTTCTGTTTGGCTGCATTAGGCAATGTCCCCAATGATGTGCCAAGTATCTGTTGCAACTTTCTTGCAAGTTAGAGCAGAGTACTGAACTCTTGCTTTAGGTCCTGCAGCAGTGGCTCCAGTTGATAGCACAGTTGTTGTTCCTGGTGTTGCTGCAGATACAGTTACCTGTCCTGCACCGATTTGAATCAGGTCAATGTTAGTTCCGATTGGAAACGCTACTGATGCGTTAGTTGGGATTGAGTAAGTCTGAGCAGAAGCATTAGATGCTGTGATGTACTTGCCTTGGTCAGCAAGAACAAATGTGTATGTTGTGCCAGTCTGTGCGTTGATTGACTGTGCAACCTTAGGGTCAGAGATGGCAGGTGATGTGCCGAATACTAGAGCGCCAGTTCCTGTCTCATCAGAAATAACCCCTGCTAGTTCTGCAGATGTTGTAGCAGCAAGTACAGATATTTTATCTGTTGTAACTACTAGAGTCTTAGATGATGGAATTGTTGTACCATTGACAGATGTAGCAGTAGCCACACCGAGTGCGGGTGTAACAAGTGTTGGGCTTGTATTCATTACGAATGTTGAGCCAGTACCTGTCTGTGCTGCAACGCTAGTTGCTGCCCCAACAGATGTGATAGGACCAGTAAGGTTGCTAGGTGCAACTGTGACTGTATCAATGTAACCCTTAGTAGCAGCATCAGTAGATACTGTTGGAGTCCCAAGTCCTGTAATCTTATTTGTACCCATTGCGATAGCGCCAGTCATTGTGCCACCAGCGAGTGGCAACTTGGCTGCAATAGAGTTAGTTACTGTAGTCGAGAATGATGCGTCGTTGCCAAGGGCAGCAGCCAACTCATTGAGTGTGTCAAGAGTAGATGGTGCTGATGCTACTAGGTTAGATACTGCAGTTCCAACGAATGCTGTTGTTGCTACCTGAGTTGTGCTTGTTCCAGCGGTAGCAGTAGGTGCTGCAGGTATGCCAGTAAATGTAGGAGATGCAATAGGAGCATAAGTGCTTGCTGCTGTGGCTGTAGCCAACTTAGCATCAATCTGAGTTTGGATAGCAGATGTGACTCCATCAAGGTAGCCAAGTTCTGTTGTAGATACTGTGCTAGATGGGGCAATCTTTGTCCAAGCAATATTTGCGGCAGTGTTGATATCTGCATCTACGATTGTATCGTTAGCAATATCTCCAGAGACAATGGCTCCAGTCAGTGCCAACTTGCTGTAGGCAATAGCAGCCGAGGCTGAGATATCTCCGTTGACAATTGTGGCATCTGTAATCATTGCTGATGTGATGCCAGAGACCGTATTGTTGGCTGCGTTGATAGTCTTGTTGGTTAGAGTCTGAGTATCTGTAGTACCTACTACAGCCCCTGTAGCGCCGTGTACGCCGCTTGCAGCCTCGATGTGGGTGTTAGCCTCACGATAGTCACGACCAATAGCCATATGGCGTACTACTGCTCCAGCAGAGTGAGCCTGTCCTGATGAGCCATCTACTCCACGAACGATTGTTAGCGTGTTGGTTGAGACTGCGGTGACTTCTACAATTTCTTCGATGGCTGTATCTGGGTCGATAACAACCGTGAAGGTTTCACCTGCTGAGACTGTGATACCACCAAGGACTGCTGTACCTGATACGACAGTCGCTGATGTACCAGATGAGGTAAGGGCGCCAGTCAGCGTTGTCTGCTGAGAGCGAGATGAATATTTTCTAGTTGTCATTGCTGGTCCTTATCGGCGGGAGTAGTGGACTTTAGGTGGATAATTCTGTTGCTGTGCTTTTGTCTCTTCATTAAGACGCTGTGTGTAAAGAGCATAGAGTTGCTTAGTCGCACTCTGTGATGCACCATAAGGGCGCTTAGAGTCTGTCTCATCAGCCTGTGGGCTAACCTGTGCTGCACGTGCTGGGTCAAGGAATGAGAGCAGGCGATAGGCTGTACCAAGAATCACTACGTCCCGCGTTGATTCTGGCAAGCCTGTTACTGTTTTGTAAACTTCTGAGTTGCTAGTGAAAGGGCTAGGGTCGGTTGCATAGACAACCTTGACTGTGCGACCAGAGATAGGTGCTTCGCCAAGAGTAACTGTCTGGACAATATGAGTTCCAGTTGTATAACCAAATGCCTCTGGGTTAGCAGATGAGTCAAAGTCCCATCGACGAATTGGTACCCACTCTTTAGAAGGTCCAATACTCTGCCAACTGATTGTTAGGATGTTCTTGATATCCAAGTTAGAGAATGCGTAGGTAGATACAGCGGCGTTGAAGGTAAAGGTTGCTGTCTTTACTGCAAAGATGTTTGCTCCAAGGGAGCGTATAGTGTCATTGATTGCACGCTTGACGCTAAAGCGTGGGAAGGTAGGAGAGATAGTTACCTTTGCATCAGCACTGTGTGTTGCTGCAGTTGTACCAAGATAGCCACGACCATAGGGAGATACTGTTGCAGTATTTGCTACGCGGTCAAATGAATCTACCCAGAGCAACTCTTCATCAATCTCAAGGATGCCCTTACCTACTGAGTCAGTTGAAGCAAGACTTAGGATAAGTGGTGATGCACTTGTTGATGTGGTTGTACTCACTGCAGATGTAATGTAAGTACTGCGGTCCTGCTGGAATGTGTACCCAGCGAGATTGACCAGTACTTCATCAATCATATTAGTTAATGTAGTTGTCATTAGGCGTTGATGCTCCTTAACGCAGCAGGGGCTGCAAGCCCAGTTGTTCCAGCGAGTTCATTACAGATTCCATTAATCTTCTTGAACTTATCTCTTGTGCGTCCAGCCTGTGCCTTGATGTTCAGAGCACCTACTGTCGCAAGACCAGTGGTACCAGCCCAAGCATTAGCAGCACCTTGTTCATCAAGAAACTTTGCGACATCAGTGATACCTGCCAGCCTATTGAGTTCTGCTGTAAGGCTGCTTCCTGCTTTGCCTAGTGCCATTGTTAACCTTCCTTAGCGTTTTGGTACGATTAAATTTGATTTCTTTTGTGCTTGATTGCCACCAAAGAATGCTTTGTAGTAGTGCTCATCAAAGGAGAACCGCTTCATATGTGGAACGACTGCTCCTGTGTGGCAGTAGACTGGAACCTCAGCCTTGCCGACCAAGGCGAAGAAGTAAATATCCTCACCCATAAATGTCTTGCCTGTTCCGATGTCATTGAAGATAGCAGTGTCAGTTCCCACTGCCTCAATGATTCGGCTAATTACATTTCTGTGCATAAGCACAAATCCCATACCTGCTGCCTCAACCTTAATCAGTTTGTTCTCTGGCATTGGGTGAACTCTCTTGATACCTACCACACCATCTTCTGCTTCTGCGAAGTTAAAGATAGTTGGCATTGGAATCATTAGCGGTTCTTCTGGTGTATCCGTGGTGAAGTAAACTCCAGTAAGGATAGGACGCTCAGTTGCATCCTTGTTATCCCACAGTAACTTGAACTTCTCAGGTGTGATAACAACATCTGAATCAACCCATAACAACCAGTCAGAGGTGTTGTTCTCATACCAATAACGAATAACTTTTTCACGCTGTCTTGCAATCTGGTTGCCTTGGCTACGTAGAGTAGAGGTAAACTCCAGTCCTGACTTGAGCATCACATCAGTGACGCCCTGCATAAACTTTCCATCTACCATTCCATTATCGCACCAGGCGATTGATACTGTCTCTTGCATTGTCCCCACCTTTGTTATCTGCTCTTTGCTGTTTTCTTTGCAATTGCTTTAGGTTGCTTAACAAACTGCTTGCCCTTAGCATTGCCCTTTGCTTTAGCCTTATTGGTTGCTGCTTTTTCTGCAGGCGTTAAAGACGCCCAAGCCGCTTCAGGTAAATATCTTTTCTTACCCTTAGAAGGAGTACCGTCAGAGGTCTTCCACTTCTGTGCAGTCCAGTCCTTTAAGGATTTTTGTGATTTAGCAAGTGCCATTACTTGTAACCTCCGCCTGCCTTTTTATATTGCACGGCAAGCAACTGAGCTTTACGGGCTGACCATTCTCCAGGGTCTCCGCCCTTAGAGCCAGCCTTAATCTTCTTGAACAAAGAAGCACGCATTGCAGGCTTGGTATAGTTGCCTGCAGAATTAACTGTAGATTTTTTTTTCACCATTTCACCTTATCTGCCCAGTATGCTGCTGACATCTTACCCTTAGCAATGTTCTTTGCGTGGCGTGCCTTAAATGAAGCCTGTCGTGCTGTTGGCTTCTTGTCTCCAGTTACGCCCTGCTGACCAAAGCGAATAGTCTTGACCGTAGTACCTTCTTTAGCCACAACAACGTGTGACTTTTTTGGGTGGTTAGGCGTAGCCTTTGGCTTATTAAAAGCAGAGACACCTGCTCGCTTTAGTCGTGGGTCTTGCATTAGTATCCCATTCTTCCTTGCTCAAGGTAAGCAGCCTTCTGCGCTGGAGTCATCATTGATGGACTTGTCCGTGCTCTTTCTGCTTCTTGTAGCTTCTTAATACGAGCACGTTCTTGCGCCTTGCGCTGCTCAATTGTTAACTTCGGTGAAGTCTTAACTGTAGGCTTAGGCGTTGGCGTTCCTGGCATTACTTCTTCTTGCCCATCTTCTTCATGCCCATTTTCATTTCTTTCATTTTCATGGACTTAGATTCCATCTTCTCGCCAGTCTTGTATGCAGCCTTCTTTGCTGCTGCCTTACCCTTAGCTGTGTATGGGAACTTCTTGTTTCCGACCTTTGGCATTATATTGCTCCTAGTTCTTTGAGTACTTCGGTTGATTTTTTATTTATGTCTTTTGTCTTTGGCATTGTCTCGGAGTTGTACGCCTTACCCAATGTCGCTGACGCTTCATATGCTGCTTCAACGTGGGCACGTGTTGTGCCCGCTGGTTGAATTCCTTGGCTTCTTGCATCTCGATAAGCCTGCAATTCAGAAGTCCATTTCTTGTCAGAAATGTCTCTGGTGGCATCGCCTGTACCTAATTCAAGAGTTCCTATTTTACAACCAAAGCAACCTTCTACATACTCTGGATGCTTTTGTTTTTGATGCATATTCATTGTGTCCCCTACTGTGCTGTGAAGTTTGCCTCTGTCACTCCGACTCCGCCTGCGATTAACTCAGCCTTTGCTGTGTCATCTACTGTGTACTCGTATCCACCACGATAAACAACATCGTAGCTAGCAAGGTCAGAGTCTACTGAGTACTGAAGAGTTGAGTAGGTAGCACCAGACTTAACGACAGTTACACCTTTGCGAAGTTTGGCAAAGTAGAATAGTCGGTGTTTACCTGACGGACCTTCAAGTACATATGGTGTCTTGAATGTATAGTTTGCCATTGTTCTCCTTAATGAACTTACTCCAGTACAGGGATATTTCTACCCCTGTACCAGCGTCAATCAACTAAGCGATTGATGAACCTGATTCGATTCGGTATAGTGCTTCTTCGCGGTAGCGAGCAAAGCCTAGTACGCCGTACCAACCCATTGGGCGGTGACGCATCAAGCGGTCGACAACTGGTCCGATGACTACATGTGGCTCTTCAGCAACTGCTTCTGCAAGCGCTTGCTGTCCACAAATAATTGTGCGGTAGTTGCGTGCAGATGCTGCACCGTCTGTTGCGTTGTAGAGACGTGCTGACTCTACGAAGTATGCACCTTCGTATGTACCGATTTCTCCTGCCCAGATGCGGTCCTGTGCGGAGCCGTACTGATTTGGAAGGAGCCATCCTGCTGAACCTGTCTCAGCACGAAGGTCGTGTGAAACTTCTGGGTGGATACCAGCCCAGTAGAGTGAGCCCTT